ATATTTTTGTTTTTTCTTATCTTTCTAAAATAATGATACCAGAGGTCTCTTACATAAATGGTAGTGTTTATGGTATTGGGATTTTCAACGGCTTCGCGGACCATTCTTTGATCGCAACAGACAAGATGATCTACAGTAATATCTCTGTGCAAGGCATTGCAGCCGATCAATGTATGATCTTGAAAACTGCTGATATTGATGTTGCGTCGACTTTCGCCGTTCCCTATCACTAGGGCTCGCATATTAACCTCTTTCTTTGATTTCGCCGAATGGGTACCAAGCGCCTGGGCTACCTGCTCTCAGACATACCCAACCAATACCGGCACCTACTCTAGGAGCACTGTTCCAAACAATGTCACCTAGTTGATGTGTGCCTTCACTGGGAGGTGCTGCACCGTAGGTATGTAAATGATTATTAAATCTTACTGGTCCAGCAACGTGTAGATCGACATTAGGATCTGGATTTTTAACACCTATAGCAAGTTTACCATTGATTGAAACTTGTATGGGATTTCTATTAAAATTACCAAGTAGTATGTTACCGTTGGCAGCAACATTTATTCTTGTAGTATTATCAGTGACAATATCGAAGTCGGTGGACGCATGAGTGCCAACCATACCGTGAAAGTCATCGTTAGTTCCCACCATGACTTCAATGCCCATCTCTGCAACACTAAATGCGGCATTAGGTGCTTCAGTACCTAGTCCTAAACGATCAGTGGCTGCATTGTAAATCAGATATTGATTAATACTTACTGAACCGTCTACGATCAGTCCTTTTAATCTACCTACTTGTTGTAGATTACTTTTGGTAACATTAGACCCTAGTTCTTTGTCATCTAAAGTTTTAACACCGCCAATGCTTAGGCTTTTGCCTTTGTTTAGATCGATGCTTTCTGAAGAAAAGAATTTGTCAGGACCTGTGCTGAAAACGAACTGTTTTGTATAACCGTCGCCACTCCATATAACACCTTTGCCGTTGTTATTTTCGCCCTTTTTAGCACGAAATTCAAGGAACTGTGTTACTTCTTGCGCAACAGGCTGGTGTGCCGCTTCGGCCAGATCTTTAATTATTTTGTTAAGATCTGCTAGAGTTTGATCGAGATTGGTATTATTCATACCAGTATTTATCAAACTCTAGCACAAACATTATTGTGTTTTTAGCAGAATAGTATCTTCGTTAATTCGTCCGTTAAGTTTAATATCAACGGCTTTGATATCATCTAGGAACTTGCGCAGAGCAACTTTTCCAGAATTTTTAAATTCTTTAAGTTGTTCTTCTGGCTTGCGCAGGGTTTTTTGCACAGATTTAATCTCATCAAAACCTGTGATTGAAGTACCTTTTACACCAAGATCGTTGAATTCGCCAGCGATATATTTGCCTAACTTGCGGCTTTTGGTGTTATAAATCCAAAGTTCTTTAGCACCTACGATATCAGCAGGAGCAATAGAAACTAACTTGAGTTTTTCGTCTTGTTTAAGGAACTTGAGTTTTTCTACGATCTTTTCTACGGGCTTAGATTTTTTAGCACGAGGCTTACGATTGACCTTGGCTTCTTGCATAAGCATATCGCAGGCTGAGATAATTTCGTGATAAAATACAGTGATTTTTTTGATCTGTACTTTAGACAGATGGCTGTACGCTTCTTTGAGTTGATCGCATTTGCCCTCTTGCACTTCTAGATATTCATCATACTGACGCTGATAAAAGTCTTTGATGATTCGAGCGTGTGCGGCTTTAACCTGTTTGCCACGTAGTAGATTTAAAACTTTAAATGCTTTAGGATCAAATGATTCAGGAGCTACTGAAAAGGACTCAATAGTCTCTTCGATCTCTTCAGTCATTCCAAAAGTGGCTTCCCGTACTCTTTCTTGTATAGAAACCACGGGCATGGTATTTTTTTCTTCAATGACTTCTGGTTCGACATCGTTTTTACCATTTTGGATCACGGTTGAAATTTCTTGAATCAGCCATTGCGCAGTATTTTTACCATCGTTGAAGTCTGCTCGAACAGGAGGCATTCCACGCAAAAGATTGGCTGCAATAGAACCCATGGTAGTATTACAACGAAAATCTTTAGTATCTTTAAATGCTTTAATTTGATCTTTGGTATAACCGTTCGCGCTCATCCAATTAATGACTTTGGGCTTGAGATCGCGACCGTTGAACTCGAGACGATAGTAATTCATAGCAACATGGAAGAATCGCAAAAATTGATTCTCATCCCATGACTCATGTCCGTCCCACTTTGGACTAAGATCCCGTGCCTGTTTGGCACGATGTTCTGCTACATCCTTTTTAGTAACTCGAGTTTTAGTTGCCATTGTATGCTCCTAGTTGTTTCAGTATATGTATATTATAACACCATTCTGTCACAATGTCAACCGCTCAATTTCTTCGTAGTCACCGGCACCGGTTTCTCTGTAGATCCAAACTTCATCAGCACCCTCATTTAGAGTTTTTTTGGCTAGTGCCTGTGCTTCTTTTTTACTTTTGGTAGTATCTACCAATTCTTCGTGTCCGTCGATGTCGGACCAGACCTCATACAGTTCCCAGGTCATTTTAGTTCACTTTTCTCCTATTAGGTTAAACAAACTTTTTCCAATCTCCATCGGGCGCCACCGCCCAACCAAGACGTTGAAGATCATTCCGGATCTCGTCGGTTATGCAACCTTCTGGTACATATCTTTTAGTTATTTCTAAATCAGCCAATTGTTCTTCGGTAAGTTCTTCGTTTTCTTTGTAGTGATCGTACAAACCAACATCTCGGATACCAGAACAATACCAATCTATGTAATCACCCTTTTGTTGCATATCTGCAATTATGCCTCCAGCAGAACGCCACGAAGCACCCCATTCCTCGCCTTTAAGTACAGGAATTACTTCCAACTTAATGAATCCATTGTTGCACATGGCTGCATATAAGTTTTGAGCATATGCATCGTCAACACGAACTTTCTCCAAAATCCAATCAGTGGTTAGGAGATCGTATTCCATATTGTTGATTCTGTGTTGTGGATTATTGAACTTATGTTTATGTTCGTTGATTATCTCTTCAAAAAGATTGAGATAATCTTCGTTGACAGGTTCGCCTGCATCTGCCTGACGCTTAACATATCCTTCTTTTTGGAAGGTATGTCGGTCAGGGCTTTTTGAAATCTTTGACATCGTTAATTGCGGATTTAATAGTCTCTGCGTAGTTCAGCGCCTGCTGTTCATTCATTGTAATAGTAGTTTCATGCTGAAGATAACCACGTGTTATCAAGGTCCAAATTTGTTGCCATCTATTCATAGACCACAGTGGAGATTTAACATTTACATATATGTTGACATTGATACCCACATCTTCAGCCTCAACCCAAACATTGTGCTCGTGATCGGGTTGACCGCAACCACAGACTACTTGATAGGATTTAGCAGTACCCCAATCTCCACTTTTTAATATACCTTCGGCTGGTACTTGTGCTTTCATTGTATAAATGGTCCGTCAAAAGTTTTAACATTAAGTCGGTTGCTATAGATGCTGTCTACTATCTTTAGATAGTCTTCTTCGTTCATTATAGTTCTATAAAAACTTAAAGCCTGTATAGCCATGATGGCAGCAATTTCTACAGCATCATATTCTTCTAACATGATTTGATTAAAGGCCATGTATTTGTTATATAGTTCTTCTTCTTTGTTTTCTGTCATCTTCATCTCTTTGATGTTTGTATTCTCGTTTTAACCACCATTTAAACTTTTGAAAATATTCTTCATGCGTGTATTTGGGCAAGTTGGCTTCGAAGTGCTCATCGCAATTAGTGTACCATAACTCTCTCACCCAAGTTCTAAACGCAGAATTTTTCATTTTAAGTCCATAGTGATTGTCTAACTTTGATTAATCGGATCATCATTTCTTCGTCTTCTTGTTCGTATTGTGCTTCCAACTCATGGCTCTTGTCAAGAGCAGTCTTGCACATTTCGGCTTCTTCTGTGGTCTTATCTTCCATATCAAGGAGATGATAACCTTTTTCACGACGCAGATTGCAGTAGGCTGTCCATCCGCTGACATCATGAACGTCTGGACGATTTGGATAAACTTCCTTCCACCAACGATATAGTTCTAGTATTTCTTTAGCAGCCTTGGCCTGGTAGGTAGGCTCAGCCAGATGCTTCTCACCTTCTTCCAAAAACTCTTCGTTAGTTAGAGTCATTGCCCATTCTAGATAAGCGATGCCTGCTTCGGGAGAACGCCAGTTGCGATACCATCTGCGCCACCAAGGGTAACCATATTTTTTCTGATCTCCATCGCTCCAGACACAATAATGCCAGGCCTGTTCTATTTCAACAAAATCAACTAGTTCATTAAAAAGACATGGGAGAAAACGGTTCCCAACATCTGACCAAGCACCAGGCTTGATATCCCTAGGATGAGCAGTAAGAGCATGACTGCGAGTAACCCAACGGTTGTTAACATAGTATCTAACATCATTGATCCTTTCTGGAATCCAGCACCAAACATTTTGAATTTTATCCAAACCTTCTTCAGCGATCCACCAACGGATCGGATATTTGGCTTTAGCAGCCTTTTCCCACTCTGCCCATTCTTTTCCAGTACCGCACTTTATTTTAGTAGTACCTCGGATCCAATCGGCAAATGGAGAGCATGTCCAATAATCTCTCATTACAATTCCTTCTCAGACTTTATAGTCGAACACTTTAATTATACAATCTTTTAGGAAACCTGTCAAGATGCTTTGGTTTTGCCCCATTCTATCTTTAACCAAATTCTTTCCATAATATAATGTAAGATTGCTAATACTATATGTATGAGTACAGCATCGCCCAATCCTGTCCACAGGGCAGTGATCAGCATGGCTGCTATTCTATAACTGATTGTTCTTGCAATAGTTCTTTGATGTGTTTCTGTCATTCTAGTTCCTTATTATTTTTTCCGCAATGATGTTGACAAGGCGGAAATGGATTTGCTGAAACCCATGTATTTTCCAATATCTGTATAGCCTTGCTATTTTTGACATTGTCTATACTTACTATGTTTAAATCAATACTACTGATTTCTCCCCCAACTAGAGATTTAAAATCACTTAGATCAGGTTCGTTGGCCATTAGACAACAGGGAAAAAACAAACCTTCTGCATTAATATACGGTAAGATATTATCGGATTTACATTTTGGATCTATCATTTAGTTCTCTTACTATATCGTTTAATGATTTTGTTGGTCTAAGAAATTCAAAAGTATCGTATCTATTGCTTTCTATAACTGTAAATGAATCTAATTTTAATTTTTTTGATAGTTTATATGCTTCAAATACTGTGTCTTCGTTGTGTTTAAAAACGATATATCTCCAAAACACTTGACATTTTGAATTACTTTTTACAGTTGTTAATGCATCTAGGATACTTTGCCATTTACTGTTTTTTCTATATACATGATTATTAGATTCGACACCGTCTATGTTGAAATTGATTTTATCATGATTGTCTAATAACTTAGATAACTCAGCCCACCACTCTATTTTTCTTCCTGATCCGTTTGTATCTAAGTAGATTCTAATACCGGGATAGTTTGTTTTAAGTTGTTGAACTATCTCAATGAAATTTGGATGATAGATAGCATCTCCGTGATCACCACAAAAGTATACTAAATTAAATTCTCTAGCAGATTTGACTACAACATTGATATCGATATCAGAAATTTTTAATTTGTCTTTGGCATATGTTCTAGGACAGGCGGGACATGCCAGTTGGCATCTAGTAGTTGCTTCTATATGCAATTCTTTTATTGATCTTACAGTGGTGTTTTCTTTATGAGAATGTAGAGAAGTCAATTTTAAAACTTTCTTTGATACCCTGCTAGGTTGAGCATGATAGAATACTGCTCATAGGCTTTTTGGACAGCAGGATTTGACTGACGATGCCAACTTTCTTCACGTTCTTTTTCCATGAGCATAGAAAACATATCAGCGTCGCTGTAGCCGTGTTTATGGTTGCCAAAAAATCTCTGCTCCATTTCTACCAGAGCACGAAATCTGCTTTCGGGTATTTGAACTGTGTAGACTTTTTCTGTTTCATATTCTACAAAATCCTTGCTGATAATATCTGCTCGCAATGGATCTGTAAAATATCTAGGAGGATGGTACCTGGCCCTGCGTTTTTGATCATCTACGATTTGTATTTCGTAGTTTTTGCAAAACTGATCAACTTTTTCTTTCATTGTACAAGGCTTTCTGCTAAAGGAAATATTTCTGCAATTACTTTTGCACAAGCACGAGCAACTTCTTGATGCTCTAATTGTGTACCGTTAGCAGAACGAAGTTCAATAAAATGTATCCACGAACGTAAGGTACCATTCATGTATAGTTTGCTTTCTATTAATCCCTCAGGCAATACTGCACGAGCCTGTTCTTTGGCTATGCCCTTAGCGATAGCCCATTCGTAGGCGCTTTTGGCATAGTCGATGACCTGCTGTTGTTGACGTTCCCAATCTTTATGTAAGCGTTCGTCATCCGTTCCGACACTGTTCTGTCTGTTTTTTGGGTCTTGAAGTCGTGCTTCTCGCAGTATAAACGACAGGTCTTTAGTAGGGTCAGCATATCGCTGACTGAATTCTTGGAAGGAGAATGATCTATGACGTAATATCTGTCTTGCAATATCTCTTGTTGTGGTAATTTCGCAACAGGCGGAGACCATTTCAAGTGGGCTCCAGTGTTGGTGTTTGACCAAGTATCGGATGAGTTTTTCTGATGTCTCGGTGTTAAGTTGATTGCTGGGATTGGACACACGGGCGCAATACGCAATGAGTTCCTGCGCATCTGCGATGCCCATGTTTGCAAATTCTGATGTTGGTTGTGAATAGGATACCAAACGTACATTCATTATTTTTCCTTTGTAATGATATCAAAATTGACGATACACCGAGGACCGTTTCTAGGAATGCCTCCGCTATGTGTAATTAATCCGTCAAAGAAAACTAATCTGCCTTTTTTAGGTTCAACTTCTTTTATAATTTTACCTTCTTCATTGTAAAACGCAGTTGGGCCGTCTGCATTATTAATATAATAGAGACAAACAGAATGCGGAACATTAAAGTCAGTGTGAGGCTTATAATGAGAAAATTTAGTTTTATGTGGCACAGAAAGAAATATTCTTCCAGCCGCTATATCTTGCAATATCAAATTATTTTTATCACAAACCAACTGAGGTATCAATGTAAAATTATCTAGATATTCGCTAGTTCGACCACTGGATTTAAGAACATGAACTAAACTCAAAGGGGCAACACCATCTTCTATAGCAGTGCTTTCGTATTTGCATCGAAAATCAATCAACGGGTGCATACACTCGTCATCAACATCAGTACGTCCAAGCGTAGATAGTTCATAAAAATCTTGTAGATGTTTAGGAACTAGATCGTCATAAACTTTTAAAATCATGTTTCTTCATCAGGCTCATCAAAGCAAAGACTTTCCATAGTCTTGTAATGTTCATAGGCCTTTTTTAGTGCTTCGAACTTTTCTAATTTATCTGGATCAGGAACAAGTATAGCCAATCGCTGTTCCATCTTAGTCATAAACTCACTAAGACTTCGACCTTTGACCTTAATGTCCCCATCTCCCTTTATATTGATGCCGTCTGTGTCTATCACAACATTTGCTTGATTACTTAATCCAGAATTTATAGTGTAATTGGAACTAGGCCAACCATAACTATTATTCGTATTAATACCTGATATAACAGTGTGCCCATAACAGGTACTACCCGAGGAGTAGGTCATAGATGGACCTAACGTGATAATATCTGGAGATGTAAGACTATCTATAGAAATAGTTTCACAGGCAGCGCCATAGTTGCCGAGATCTATGGTCGTGTCGTTTGAAACTGCCTGTGCTTCTTCTAAGGATCCTTGCTGTTCCTTAGTTTGCATTTTACTTTGCCTTGGCTTCTTTGCGGGCGTTCTTCTCTGCAGTGATTTCGTTACGGCGAGCCTTTACACTCTTTGCTACTTCTTGTAGGGCCTTACGAGCACGAGTACCGGCTGCTGAATTGCCCGCTTGAAATTTTGCATCTTCTGCTAAGAATGTTTCGAAATCTGCTTTGAGTTGTTCTACTGTGTTTGACATAATTTTTTCCTTTTAGTTATGCGTCATTTACTTATAAATGTAAATGGTGTGGTCGGTAGGATTCGAACCTACAAAGGCTGTGACTAAGTCGGCGCCCCATTCCCAAGTGCGTTTCGCAACGGACCGGAGGTCTGCCATATTCCACTCACGACCACAAGTATATTATATAACCTTAAAGAATTAAGGTCAACTATTTCTAGATTAAATATTAACAGTTTATGACACACGAATTTCAAAATATACCATTTCAAAATATAATCAAGTTTGGACAGCGGACAATGTTAGATCGTCCTTTGTTTTCTGTCAGTTGGATTTTGGGCAGATTCTGCAATTATAATTGCTCATATTGTTGGCCGTATGCCCGTAGCGATCGAGTTGATCATCAAGAGCATGAAGTGTATATAAAGACCATAGACGAAATCAAACGCCAGGCAAGACAAAATGGATTCTCTGAATTCCATTGGAGTTTTAGTGGCGGGGAACCAACTGCTTATAAACGGTTACCAGAATTGATTAAACATTTAGACGATGGACCATTAACTCCGTATCAAAGCATACACATGACTACCAATCTTTCTCCAGGATCAAAATGGTGGAAGAATTGGTGCGACATAACAGCAGATCTTCAACGTAGAAGTATTACGGCTAGTTATCATTCAGAGTTTGCCAAGGAACAGGAATTCGGAGATAAGTGTCTACAGTTAATGAATGACAATGTTTTTGTTACTGTTAATCAAGTAATGGTGCCTGATCAGTTTTATGAACTCTATGATAGATGCAGTAGACTTCACAGTCGCGGTATCAACGTAACACTTAAACCGCAAAGCGATCCTACTGCTAGTTCTGTTGTTAGCGGATATACAGATGATATGATGACTCTAATGCAAGTTGGCTTCCCGCAGAGATCCGACGGAGAAGATATCTATCAAATTGCACTGTACGATTCAGACAACACTGAATATCTATTCGATCAAGCAGAGCGATTTAATGCCTACGGTTTTAATAAATTTCAAGATTGGCGTTGCAATTCTGGATATCAAAGTGTTATAATAAGAAGCGAAGAAGTTAAAAGATCTTATAGTTGTCATGACCAACTATTAGGTACACTAACAGCAGGGTTCAACTTATTCAAAGAACCTAAAATCTGTATTACACCGTCATGCGTTAGTTCGGCGGATTCAAAAATACCAAAATGCAAATAGACACAGAACACTTACATCATTGGATGCGAGCAATACGCAACAGCAAAAATCCTATGCGCACCATGGATGCATTTTGGCGTGGCCAGATTCTTAGCAAAGAGTGGCTTATAAAAGAATTAAAAAATCAAAGACATCATGTAAAAGATTGTCCGTCTGTTGACATACATGGAGGTTGGGTGGGAACCTTAGCCAGTTTGTTGTTCCAAAGCGATTTACACATTTCTCATATTAATAGCATAGATATAGATCCAGATTGCAAAGACATAGCACTGGATATGAATCAAATAGAAATGGAGTCTGGAAAGTTTAATGCTATCACCGCAGACATGTGTTCCTTTTCTAGTACCGCAGATATAATTATTAATACTAGTTTCGAACATATCACCCAGGAACAGTATCTTATATGGCTTGAAAATATTCCTAAAAATAGTTTAATCGTATTACAAAGTAACAATTATAAAATACCGGAGCATATAAGAATAGCAGAAAATCTAGATCAGTTTAAGAGCCAGAGTCAATTAGCACCAATTTTATATGCCGGTGAATTAGATCTTCCTTTGTATACTAGATACATGATAATAGGTAAGAAATATGTTTAATTTTTCAGAATTAGATTCTGTGCATCTAGAGATTACCAACAACTGTCAGGCATCTTGTCCTATGTGTTCTAGAAACTTCAGAGGTGGACTAGATAATCCTTATATAAAAATCAACGAATGGTCGTTAGATGACTTTCAAAATATATTCACCGAGGAAGTTCTAGGTCAAATTAAAAATATCTACTTTTGTGGAAACTTCGGTGACCCTATAATCAATAATGATCTAGATCTAATGTGTGAATATGTCACAGCAATCAATCCTAATTTACAAATTAGAATTCATACTAATGGTGGTGCTAGATCTCAATCGTGGTGGAAATCGTTGGTAAAAAAATTACCTAAAAATCATTTTGTGATATTTGGTATAGATGGTTTAGAAGATACTCATCATCTATACAGGATAGGAACCACATATGAAAATGTCACACGTAATGCCAAAGCATTTATTGATGCTGGCGGCACAGCCGAATGGGTCTTTATAAAGTTTAAACACAATGAACATCAAGTCGACGAAGCAAGACAGAGAGCCAAAGATCTAGGATTTAGATTATTCACTGTGAAAAACAGCACTAGATTTTTAGAAGAAAAATCCAAAGTCGTAGATAAATCTGGCAATACCTTATATCACTTAGAACCGCCTAGCAATAATCAAGTGACATTGATAAGTCCAGATATGATCAAGAATTATAAAACTTGGGTGAGCGAATCCAAAATAGATTGTTATGTATTAAACAGTAAAGAAATATATATAGACGCTTATAAAAAAATATTTCCTTGTTGCTTTTTAGCATCAACTCCATACAACTATACAGAAACTTCTGATTTAACTTTCCCTGTTAGACAAGAAATTAAAAAACAATATTCCTTGCTGGTTGATTCTTTAGGCGGAATTGATCAATTAGATGCAGTAAATGTTGGTATTAAAAATGTTCTCAGTTCAACTACCTGGCAAACTGTTTGGGATTATTATTGGAATGATTACAAACTTATTGTATGTGCCAGAACCTGCGGGGTTAATGAAAAACAAACTATTTCAAAACCCAAAGATCAGTTTGTAGAAAGATCTGGATTGAATTAATTTCTAATTAAATCTAAAGTTACACAATGGAATCCGCCACCTAGCGTTCTTTCATGACGCATGGGTAACATGACACAGTCTATATTGTAGTCTTCTAATAACTTTCTTAATGGTTCTTGATGTTCTTCAACAACAATAAGATTTGGATTAATAGAAAACACATTCATATTCATCCATATACTAGCATTACAGTATCCGGGATAATGACCTATGTCTATAGGTTCAGGTGCCCATACAATGTCCCAACTTTGTAAAGGTTTAGGTAGTTGGCTTTTGTCTTTGATCCTGCTAGGATTCAACAACATCAAACCTTCTCGAAGAAAAGCAATAGTGCTGTCCAGATGCATATAACTGTAGATATTTTCTAAAGTATGCACCTTTGCTGAGTTACCTACTAGCGATTGTAGATACTCTGCACCTTTCTTATTGCCGCTGTTACTGACTAGATAATATAAATCGTCATTGCATCTTAAAACATTGGCTGCATCAAAACTAGGTTCAGTTTCATTTAGTGCAAGAACATCTTTGTTTTTTATACATGACGTGTTATATAATTCGTCTGTAAATTCTGGCCTTTGTATAATATAGTTTGCTTGGCTGCTATGATTTTTTAGATGTGTGTCTAAGGCTAGATATTCTAACCGACGAGACTTCAAAGGTTGAGGAGTGGCTAATATTAGATCTTTGTAAACTAATACACCATCTCTAGGACAATAATTGTAGTATTCCGGATCGATATTTTCTGGACGTAGTACAGTTACATTTTCTTCTTTAAGAAAGTTACAAAAAATTTCTAGATCTTCATTGGCTTCGTCAATAACCTGTTGCGGATAAGGACCTACAGGTATTTCACTGTCGTCTACTATATCAGCATAATTTACAGTGCGCAGACTGATATCCACATCCGGCACTTTAGCACCAGTAGCATCACCGACAATTACTGTTTTGAGTGTATCCCATTCATTCGAACTTAACATTTTGTAATTTGTATCCAATTAAATATACTTATGAGAAATTTTGGACACATCGAACCAACTTGGAATATTCAGCAATTTAAAGATCTAACATATAGATTTGATCCCGATCCTATTCTCTGTGACGAGTATTCTAAATATGGACACAGTTTAGATTCGATGAAATTTTATAACTGCTTTGAAACCGATATAGATTTTTCGTTATCTCAGATATTAGATAAGTTTGATCTAAAAGGCATGACAGCCGCAGTTAACTTTTTTACACCCGGTCAATATATTCCGTTGCATTCCGACAGATATGAAAAATATACAAAGATACATAACTTAAAAAATGCAGATTCAGTTGTTAGAATAGTTTTAATGTTAGAGGATAGTTCTCCGGGACAAGTATTACAGGTTAAAAATAAAGTTTACTGCGAATGGTCAGCGGGAGATTGGTTTTCGTGGAACGGTTATGACCCGCATGCTTTTTATAATCTCAGTAAAGAGAACAGATATGCATTACAGATAACTGGTTACAAATAATGATTCAAATATTCAATAATCAATTATCTTCTAACAATGTTAGATCTCTTTTAGACTATTTTCATGTAGATGATGAAACAGTCGACGCGAGACCGGATGTTAGAAGCAAACATCCTCAATGGGATAGTCAGTGGCCTAAACATATTATTAAAAATGTACTAGATAATATTTTAGATTACGATTATCGTGTAGAAGAAGTTGTGTTTTTTGATACCAAGATAAGTTATAGTTTACACGTTGACAGCGGCAAAATTGAAAGTTCGAGAAAAGGACATGTGATTATTTTTCCATTGTTTGTAGACGGAACAGGATCAACAGCACTATTTGATAATCATTGGCATTTAGATAGTACAAGATTCAGCAAAGTAAAAATAGAACCTTTTGAATATAATTTACCTAATCGTTTTGAAAGTTGGACCTATATTAAAGATCTTAGAATACTGCTGGATCAATGTTTAAATTCGCCTAAAACTATAAATGATTTTGTAGTAGATGAAGAATTTATATCTACTCTCCGATACCTAATAGATGCAAGACAGGATTTAAAAACAAGTAAAGTTGATGGACGATGTTATGATTACACGGATGTAGTAGGTTATGATTCACAATTAAAATTTAATGAACATATACATGATCAAAACTTCACGCATATTCCTATAGAAACTTTACACGGGCTGACATTGAATTCTATAATACATTGGAATGTTGGTAGTTGTTTTGCTTTTGAAAGAACCAGACTGCACAGCGCCTGCTCAGGGCATAATAAAAAAATAGGTTTAACTATTTTTACTCAACGATTTGATTGAGCATTTCCAATATTGATTTTTTCTTTGGTAGTGATAGGCTTTTCTAAAAAATTCTTCTTCAGTATGCTCTGATAAATCCTCATGCGATATTTCTACACACTCGGTATGTAGATCAAACAGATCTTTTATCACAGAATTATTTTTAGTTTGATAAACCAATGGATATGTTTTATTGTAGTCTATACACATTAGGTCATTGATCTCTATCAATTGTTTGTTGTTTATGTTATAGGCTTTATTGAGAAATTCAGACAATTCTTCAATAACCTGTTGTCTGTTTTTTTGGAAAAATATACAAGTTGCAGACTTATATTCCCAATAAGTCCTATCTATTCTTCTACCCCAGAATGTGCCATTGTTAATTACATCCTCTATATTAGATCTTGTAATAGCATGTTCATTATAAAACAAACCTTGTTTTCTTGTTTCAATATAATCTACAAGATCTAATATAAATTTTGTTTCCTTGATGCCCTGTTTCTTTAGATATTTCATTATATAATGTCCCCAACCATAGTAGTACATCACTATGGTCCAATGGGCGATCATATATCCGTCTAATACTTCTTGCGTGTTTAATACTCTAGTTGAATCTACAGTTCCCATAGTTTCTACAATATACGAACTCTCGTCGTCAACTGTTAACCAGAATGTGTCTAAAGGAACTTTCTTCTGTGAAAGTTTATGTTTTTCTAAATAATCGGAATTGCTCATTGGAGCATTAGGAGTAAGAGACAACGGATGAACCATTAGAAAGTGTTCTTGTCCCATGTCTATCAATTTTTGTAATCCATCTGTAAAACTTGTAATAGTTTCTTCTGGAAGAGGCCATATCAATTCTGAATAAGTCTTAATATCGTTCTTTTTATAAAAATCCATAGCATCTCTGATAGTATTCTCTGAGAGATTAAATCTATCTATAGCCGCTAGAGTATTGTCATTTAAACTTTGTAAAGCAAAAGTAATTCCTTTAAAAAGATTCGTGCCTGCATTCTTATCTAATAAGGCCATGCTTTTAATACGTTCGGAATTATTTTTCGCCCAGTCTATATCCCAGACCTTTGGGTATCCTGTTTTTAATTTTTTTTCAATGACATATTTCGTGATGTCTAGGTCTCTGTCAAACATACCCCAATTACTATCGCACACAGACACGTACTCAATTTGTCTTTCAGATATCCAATCAATTTCTTTATAAATTCTTTCTAAATCAAACATCTGTACTTTGTTCCAATAAGAATCGCCTATGTCACAGAATGTACAATGGTAAGGACATCCTCTCATAGTTTCTATAGTAACCTGCCATAAGAATTTTTGTTGGTTGCGTGTTTCGTATTGATCAATTATTTGATCATAGAATCCGGATAAAATAGGACTGGGTAAACTGTCTAAATCTTTTGTTCTTGTTACGCCTGAAATGATTTTTCCTGGTAAACTGATTCCTGAAAGTTCTTTAAAATTTCTAGTTTCTAAATTTTTTAGAATTACAGTTAATGCTCCTTCATTCTCGCCCAACACACCTATATCGAAATAAGGATGTTTTTTCAACAAGAAAGGATCTGTAGTACTGATCTGAGGTCCACCGACAACTATAAAACAATTGGGCCACAGTTCTTTGACTCGCTTAGCCAATGCACAGTTGTAGTTCCAATTCCATATATAACAACTCATTACCAATACATCTGGTTTTTCAATTCGACTGACAAATGAATCTATGTTTTCTTTTTCTATTAATACTTCTTTCAAAGAGTATGTTTGTGCTACATATTCGTCAGAGATAGCGTCAAGCCAATGATAAGAAATTGCTAACGGTAAAAACTTATTAGGTCCGTAGTTGTCTACTACCTGTATAAGATATACATTTTTCATTTAATTAAAAATAGGAAGTAATGAAAGATCCGGATAATCAGAGTGCCCTATTTTTTTAGATTCTAAATCTTTTACTTTATTAAATTTTTCTATTCCTACAGCAGCAACTTCTGGAATCATATAATAGTGATATCCCATAGTAGAAATATTCTGTTCCGGCCAGTATATATTTCTATCTCTGCCGTCATAACTCATGCGTATTAATTGATTTTTAGTTTCTAAATCATCTACAAGTATCATTCCACCCCTGCCGATTCCTAGATGTTTATGAAATTGAAAACTAAGGCACATCATGGTATTGGGTATGTAACTGTTTGGTTTCCATAAAACAGCCGCATCTATGATATTTGTTCCAGGAAGAAAATAATAATCCTGCCATTGTTCGTTATTCCAACCCCATTTGATGCCTAACTTTTTTAGGGTCATTGGAACAGAAACATATGTATGTTTTGGACATAAGGTTTCTTTTATGTCTTGCAATCTAAGACACAGTTCGATACCGTGAGTACAACAGTCTACAGCCACAGCATATGGAGATCCAAAATAATCTGCGATTGTATTTTCAAATTCGGTTACTTTATCAAAGCTCATATTGTAATTATTCCGTTATTATCTGCACCAAAATTTTTTAGGTTAAATATTTGATCATGCCCATCATTGATCGATTAATTGAAAATTACGATGTAAAAAATCTCAACTCTGTGTTTAAAGACGCGAGCCCTGCACCTATGATAGTTTTGGACGACTTTTTTCCAGAAGACACGGCTAAGAGTCTCAGCAAAGAAATTGATTCCATAGACCAAGACCTTTGCAGAAAGTTTACTAGAAACGGAAGTTACATGGAAGAATGTAATAATCTATCATTGATGCCTTCAGCACAGGATGTTATAGGGCAACTGCATTCTCAGACTTTCATGAATTGGTTAAATCAAGTTACAGGTATAAATCATCTCATACCTGATCCTTATTTGATCGGAGCAGGTTATAGTAGAAGTTTCAAAGGTGATAGTCTTAAAAATCACATAGACTTTAATTGGAATGATACTATAAAACTATACAGAGCATTGACTCTGATAATTTATCTCAGTGAAGGATGGCAAGAAGAATGGGGCGGAAATTTAGAATTTTCCAGTTTTGATAATCAAGATCAGATTAATAAAGTTTACATCAAATGGAATAGGGCAATAATTTGGCAACACCATGAAAGTTGTTTTCACGGATATCCAGAGCCAATAGATTGTCCTGCTGATCAATCCAGAAAGACTTTAAGACTGTTTTACTATGTTAGTAATCAGGAACCTTTAAAAGATCAACCTCCGCATAGAAGTTTATATTGGTACGATTTGCAAAATCAAAGACCAGTCGATGATAGGTCACATGAATAAAGTTAATTCAAATACAGAATGGGGAGCGTTGAAAGAGATAATTTTAGGTAGAGCAGACAATGCTAGTATACCTCGCACCAAAAACAAAGACATACATTGTGTTGATTATGCAAATTACGATTCAGTAGATGCATTGCCTGGAGGATATTATCCCCAACAACTCATAGAAGAAACGCAAGAAGATTTAGATCTTTTTCAACAACAACTAGAATCTCTAGGAATAAAAGTTTTACGACCAGATGTTTTAGATTTTGCTAAAACACATTCAACCAATGACTGGCAGTCCGAAGGCTACTATAATTACTGTCCTAGAGACAGTGCATTAGTTATAGGAGATATGATTATAGAAACTCCTATGCCTTTGAGATCTAGATACTTTGAAAACTTTGCCTATAGAAAAATCTTTAAACAGTATTTCGATGCCGGTAGTCGTTGGATATCTGCCCCTAAAGGACAATTACTAGATGAGTTATATGATAGAACTGATCTCAGTAAACCAACATTAACAGATTTTGAGCCGGCATTTGATGCTGCTAATGTGATTAAATGTGGTAAAGATATTTTCTTTTTAATTTCTAATTCTGGAAATAGGGTAGGTGCTAAGTGGTTGCAGTCTACTCTAGGAGATCGATATACGGTTCATATCTTAGATAGTATCTATGCCTATGTGCATTTAGATACAAGCATATTACCATTGAGTGCTGGAACTGTTTTATTGAATCCTGCTAGAGTTACCGAATCTAATCTTCCTGAATATTTTAGTTCGTGGAAAAAGATTTGGTCAGAAGAGCCTGTGGAAACACCTTACATAGAACATTGGGCTCCGGCCAGTCCTTGGTTAGGTATGAATGTGTTAAGTATTAACGATCGCACAGTGGCCGTAGAGCAGTCACAGACAGTTTTAATCAAACAGTTAGAGCGAGAAGGTTTTGATATCCTACCAGTTCGACTTAGACATTGTAGAACACTCAGTGGAGGACCACACTGCGTGACTTTAGATACAGTTAGAGATGATCACTATGGCGATTACCACTGAAAACTTAATAGATTGGAATATCGTTTTAGAATCTCTAACTCCCGGAAGAGGGGATCCTATCACTATGGACTTGGTATTAAACAAGTCTACGATAAAAGACACAAACTCTAAAGTCATGGATGCCTATACAACGATTTCACAAACATGGATAGATGCAGGCTATGATTTAAAAAATATCAAATGGTTTGATTATTATCCAGGCGAACACTTTGACAAACAAATAGAAACTATATTTGAGAATTTAGTAAACGCCAAGGCTCGAAGAGTTTGGATCAGCGAAATAATGCCAGGTAGATCTGCACCTTACCATTGGGACGTGGACGATCACGAGGAGTTTTGGCTCAGTGAAGGACCCTTGATCAGGTATACCTGTTTTATAGAAAAGCCTAGTTTTGGTCATATATTTGTTTTAGACAATCAACATTACTATAACGAGCCTCAACATTCTGTGATACAATGGAATGATCATAGAGCCTATCATGCAGGAACAAATTGTGGGCCCGAACCTTTTTATCTATTTCATTTTGTAGGAACACCAAGATGATAAATTATGTAGGTAACTCTAACAGTGTGATAAACTGGAGTGAATTAATTTCTATAGTAAAGGATCAGGAACCTGCTTACATAGGACCTAGCCATAGTAGAAAAGATAATATTCCCGGAGTTCACGATGTATTAGATATTTGGGATCGTGCTGGTTATGTTTTACAAAAGGACGGTGGAACAGCGGGTTGGGATATGTTTTTACCTGGGACAAATTTTGATAGAAGCATAGTTGATGTATTTGCAGAATTTGTCGGAGTAAAGACTTATAATAGTGCATGGATCAGTAGAGTCAATCCCGGAATGATAGTACCCTATCATTGGGATGTTCACGATAACGAAGAAGAATTATCTAAACTTCCTAATTTTAAAAGGTGGCATGCGCATATGTCTACCCCTCAATTTGGACATGCATTTTGCGCAGACGATAAATGCTTTTACAATCAAGAACAAGGTGCTACATATGAATGGAGCGACAGAAGGTTCTGGCACGCAGGTGCTAATTGCGGATTAGTTCCTAAGTATATTTTTAATTTTTGGTAATATAAATGGATGATGTAAACGAATATTGGTGGCAGCCTGAAGAATCTAAAATAGGTTTTTGGCAAAAAACAATCAAAGATAAAACAGAATCTTCAACATTCTGTGCTTTGCCTTGGATACATTTTGCTACAAGACCCAATGGAGATATGCGTTTATGTTGTAGCGCCAATGCCAGCGGTGCGGGCAATGATCACACAGTTGGTCTTGTAAAAAATGAAAAGGGAACACCTGCTAATTTTGGTCATGAAACACCAATGAGCGCATGGAATAATGAATATATGCGTTCAGTCAGAACTACTATGATGGCAGGTAACATACCTAATAGTTGTCAAAAATGTTTCAAAGAAGAAAGCAAAGGCGTGGCTAGCAAAAGGATCTGGGAAACAGCATACTGGTCTTTGGAAGGTGTTGATCTAGAAGAATTAATTAAGCAAACTGAAGAGGATGGCACAGTACCTGATAAATTGGTCTATTTGGATTTGAGACTTGGCCACACCTGTAACTTGAAATGTGTAATGTGTAGTCCGCATGACAGTAGTCTATGGGTTCAAGATCATAAAAAGATCTTTCCTTTGTTTAAGCATAATGCAATCAAAGATCAGATGCAATGGGATCAAAAAACTTTTGACAATTATTGGCATGAAAATCCAGAATTCTGGAAAGAAATGTATGCACAGATTCCTAATCTCAAACAGGTTTATTTTGCAGGCGGTGAACCTTTACTGATCAAAGAACATAAAACATTCTTAGAAGAAATTATACGCCAAGGATATGCTGACAAAATATTAATTAGATATAACACTAACGGTTTATTAGTAGATGATTCAATTATAGATCTATGGAAAAAATTTAAAAAAGTTAAAGTAGGTTTTAGTATTGACGCAGTGGGAGAAAGAAATTACTACATAAGATATCCTAGCGATTGGGCGAAGATAGAAAAAAATCTTCATATATTAGATAACACTCCTAGCAACATAGAAGTCAGTATCGCTACTGCTATACAGATTCTAAATATAAAACATCTTCCAGATTTCGCAAAATGGAAAATACAACAAAATTTTAAAAAAATAAACTTTGAAAATGTCACTGGGGGAATACAAGCAGGTGGAGGCATTGTTAATATGCACTTATTGTACATTCCTACATTCTTGAGTATACGTTGTTTACCTCTAGAAGACAAAGCAGAAGTAAGACGTAAGTTTGAGGAGTTGGCTAATTGGTTGCATGAAAACTATCGCCAAGACGAAGACTTCTGGAAACAAAATCCTTATGGGTGGAAACGTTGGCAGGCAGTATTAGACTTCATGGACGCAGAGGATCATACGCATTTATTGCCAGCGTTTAAAGAATATATAGAAAAATTGGATACACTTAGAAAGACTAATTTCAAAGAGTATTTCCCAGAACTAAGTACACTGGTAGAATGAAAAAGATTATTAAAATTGAAAACAATCATGATCCTAAAAAGATCAGAGTAGAATGGGCAATAGGAAATACCTGTAATTACAGTTGTAATTATTGTTTTCCTGGTTCTCACGAAGGTGATATTCCCTGGCCCGCGGGAGAGAACGTAGAATTATTAAAAAATAATTTTACTCACCTATTCGATTATTACCTAAAAAATAACAAAGATGTTATACAGTTGTATTTGTTAGGTGGCGAAACTACCTTATGGAAACATTTGCCTGAGTTTTTAACCCATTTTAAAAACAAGTATCAGGATAGAATTATTGTTCATATGGCTACTAATGGATTTAGAAAAGTACATTGGTGGGAAAAGTATGCTAAACTGTTTGATCATATTGAGATATCGGTTCATAATGAATTCTGTGATCCTAATCATATTATAGAAGTAGCCGATTATTTGTTTTCTCATAAGCATATGGTAGTTGCTAACGTACTCATGGATCCAAAGAACTTTGACAAATGTCGAAGCATCGTTGAAAAGTTTCAGTCAGAAAGCAAATATAATTGGCCTATTATTCTTAAGGCTATACATATCGACGGAGTTACCAGTTATCCATCCGAGCAGAAGGACTATTTGCAATCAGCAAAGAAAAGAGTTCCTGACTTTAAGGAAGTAGAAGAATTTTTTAGAGGAACTATCAACAGATATTGGGTAACATTCGAAGACGGTGAAGTTTTTGAATTGCCTTCGGATTCTTGGATAAGATTAAACAAATTAAATTATTTCTCTGGTTGGGAATGCACCGTTGGCGTAAATGATATAAAGGTTTTATTTAATGGTGATATTACTGTAAACTGTAATCAGAAGTTGTACGGACTAGATTATTATTTTAATATTTTTGATCAAGACTTTGTGCAGAATTTTTCACCGGAAATTAAACCAGTTATATGTAAACAATTACAGTGTTTATGTAACGGAGAAGTGACCTTAGCAAAGCACAAGGTTAGTTAACTACGCTGTCCCAGAGTTCTTTAAAAACAACACCGTCTTTAGACTTTGGAATACACATTCCGCAACCACATCTATTATTAGGACAGACAATCGCTGTTTTATTGAGCATTCTTTGTTCTAGATCTTTTATTAAAATATCTGAATCTATAAGATTACCTAAGGCTCCTCTTTTATTTTCGTGAAGAGCCTGGCAGGTTTGATGATGATAGACTAAACCTGTATGTTGATCTATGTGCAGGAAAAACCAATCGACCATACAGTTCCAGTTTTTAAAATTAGTATCGATAATTTTAATTTCCTGCCATTGATTGTTTATCTTACCTTCCATACAACGACCGCCGCAGCACCCTCTTCCTAGACCCGTGCCTTCTGTTTTGTTTTCGCATACAGAAATGTTGTGACCTGCTATAGTTGAAAACCATAGTTGTTGATCAGCAGTATATTGATGACTGGTTCTTCTATTTGATCCGTCTGAATCTATAAACCATCCTGTGCGTTCTATGTTACCGTCGCCGATTGGTCTAGGTTTTACCAGTACGTTATTAGATTTTAACACATCAAAAACTTCTAAACATTCATTCCAATGATCTACATGCATCATTAGATTTACCTGTAAACGCATATCAGTCTTTGATAATTCTAATATGTTTTCTATTACCTGTTTTTTTAAATTAGTGTGACCTTCTGTGTGATAACTGACCGTAACTCCATTGAATCTTTTTAACAGTCTGTCTGTATATTTTCTATTCCACGCACCGTTAGTGGTCAAACTTAGATTAAAGTCGTCGGAGTCTGTTTTAATTGCGTCAGCCAATTCCCAAAGAGCGGGGTTAAGTGTAGGTTCACCGCCTGTGAAATTTATATTTGTAGATACTTTTTCTTTTCTGTTACTATTATAAGTGTTGGTCCACTGCTTTATAAATCCAAATGTTTTTAAATACTCGTCAATGCTGTGAAACTTACTGATATTATCATGTCGAGATATTTCACAGTAACTACAGTCGTAATTACATCTGCGACCAACATCCCAAGTAATCATCATGGGCTCTGGTTTTACAAGTCTAACAGCATCCACTTTAATCATTTTTAATCTTTGTTAAAGGAATATCTGCTGCACAGGTACACCAATCTCTAGTACAACTTATAGGTTGTAATTGCTCAGTAAATGTACCTTGGTATATGTTGCCTAGGCTACCACCAACTCTACAAGTTGCACGATGCACTTCTCCATCCCAATTGATCATGAGGCTTTCGAGACCAGCATTACATGTCCAGCCTTTAAATTGATTCATATGTTTTTTTATTACATCATTAGCATGAATAATCGTTTCATTGTCTATTCTGCAATTAGGTTTCGCTGTAGCGTCCTGTTCCAAGATCCATTGTAGATCTTTTCCATCATATCGAAGGTCGTCAAATACATTATGATCCCCTTCCGTCCAACGGATTCTACGAACAGCATATTTGATTCCTATGTCGCTAAATGCTTTAACAACATTTCTGACATGATCCATCTTATTGTTATGTGCCATTACATTTACAAAGAAATCTTGCTGTGTGCTATCGTAATATTTTAATATAGTATCGACTATACGTGTCCAATCTTGTTCAAAATGTAGACTAAAAACTAAATGGTTAAAAAACATTTCGTGCTGTAAATACCATTGATATCCTCTTGTGCCGTTGGTTGTTATATTGACCCAGTAGATATTTTTTCTTTTAAAGTATTCTAATAAACTTTCTATGTCCGGGTGTACGCAGGGCTCACCGCCGGTTAGGCTAATACGCAAAGGTTTATCTAGTTCACATAAACGATCTACAGTTTTTTCTAAAATGTTAATGTCGGTGTGCGGACTAAAGTTATCATGCACACTGGCAGGACAATAACTGCAATCGTAATTACATCGTTTACCCAGGTTCCATTCAACTTTTAATTGATCTTGATGAGGCCATACACTAGTAACTTTAAACATTTTTAATCGTTAACGTATTCTTTAAATTCTGGAATCACATCTAATAGTTTCTGATTTCTAGTTTCATCTAATTTTCTATTGAATTCTAAAAAATCATTCCATAAATGATGTTGATCTTTGGCTTGTAGATAATTTATATTGTCTTTGATCTGCTGTCGAGTGACTTTTTCAAGTAGGCTACTTTGATTGATTTTATCAAACGTCCATAATTTACTTTCAACATTCCGTAATCTTTCTATAGCCAACTGTTTTAACTCTTGGGGTAGAACCTGTGCTGATAAACAATTGGGGTAACTAACTCTGTGACTGTAAAAAACAATGTCCATGTGATTTAAAAAATAATCAATGCACTCGGAGATCTGTAAAATATTAGCAGCCTGAGCAGTAAACGCACCAACTACTCTGCTTACATTGGGAATACTTTGTATTTCTTTTATGTTCTTTTCTACATCATCAAAATTGCTGTTAGTGCGAATGTAATTATAAACATCATGTATACCGTCTATGCTGACATTGACCGCTACAGATTTAAAGTAAGGCCAGTAGTCGTGAATGGTTCTACCTCCTTTGATTCCTAATACAGTGCCATTAGTAGCATATTTTATTTCTATGTTTTTTCCGTAAGGTTTTAACATATCTAAAATACGATAATGATAAGGATCCATCAAAGGTTCCCCGCCGGCAAATTCTACTCTACGGAAATGAGGAAGTAGTTGTTCAAAATTTTCCCACCAGTGATTTGTATCTTCAAACGGGCCTATGTATTGGCCGGGCTTTCTAACTAATTTTGATATAGTAGGAACTAGGTAATTATTTTCTTTTTCATAGAATGGTTTCACTTGATCCCAATCCTGCCAACTGGTGCTGTCTAAAGGATTGCACATTCTGCATTTAAGATTACAAAGATTATTGATCTTAATTTCCATAGTAGGAAATTCAAAAGGCATGGTATAATCTTCTCGAAGTTGATCCAGCGCATTTGGATACAGATTAATCCTTGCTTCGGGAATAACGCCATTAATATGTCGCTGACGAAGGCTTTCAACTCCTTGATCTTCTAAGTCGAAACACGGTTTGCAAACCTCTGGTCTCTCACCACATAAAACTTGTTTACGAACCTGCTGCATTTTGTCATTATTCCAAACTTGTTCTAAACTGTTTTCTTGTATCCAACCTATAGGAAGGCTTCGACAGCAGATTTTGATCGCACCATCTTCTCTAGTTGCAAGACCAGTAAACGGGTGCATGCAGAAAGTTTTTGAATTATTGATAGACATTGATTTTTATTTAACATACTAATAGACCCTATAAATAATTTAATGATGAACCCTATATCCATCGCAGTTTCTAAAGAAAAAATATTGTCCATATGTAATGACCAATATGTTAGTTCTATTATAAACAGTGGCGATGATAAAATAAAAACTGAACTCAACGAACCGTCGGGCGATTTTTTCTATGATTTTTGGAAAATTAAAGACAATTTTCGCAATACGGTATTTGAGGACATATTAGATTCGTTACCAAAACCTATAGGCGAAGCAAGATTAATTGTTCTTAAGCCAGGAACTTGCTATCATAGTCATTCAGATATAGATGATCGATATCACTTAAATCTGCAAGGACAATATTCCTATCTTATCAATTTAGAAAATCAACAGATGTTTCCCACAGAAGTAGACGGCGAATGGTATGAAATGAATGCTGGATGTCGACATGTAGCAGCCAACTTCGGTTCAATTCCTCGTATACAACTTGTTGTGAGAAAACTATTACCTAAAAATATATTAGTTGACCCTGTACGAGTACAAATGAATTATACAGGAAACCGCAAAGAAAAATTTAGATTTATCTTTGACGATCAAGTAAGTCCTTGGCTAAATCATGCTTGTAAAAAATCTCTGATTAATAATTTTAAAACAGATCAAAAACAAATATGGTTTGACATAGAAAATTCTATTCTAGAAGAAATCCAAAATAAATTTGTTGATGATTTTAGTATTGTAAAGGTTTGATTAACCAATCGTCATTATGATGCCAAGTAGGCCTTTTTAGTTTTTCTATATCTGTAGTTTTGATAAGAGACGAATTTCCAGTAAGAGGTAATTCTAAAAAACCAGTAACGGATCGTATTGAAAATATTATAAAAATATCTGGAATCTTTTTTTGTAGACTTTCTATTAATTGATTTTCTTTGTGTAATCTATAAAACAAGGGTTTAAATGCAGCGGTACCCTCATAGGCAAATATATTAGATAGATTAATTAATGTTGATTTATTATCCTGTATTTGATCTATCAAATTATTATCTATCAGCAGATCCGTTTTTACAAAATTATAATTAACATTCTCTTTACGAGGCAGGTGTTCTTGCCAATAGTCTAAAGATTTTTGATTATAATCATAGATTATCACGTCACCTTTGTCTATCAGGTTTAGATATAAAGTACCACTGGCCGGAATCACTATCTGTTCATACTGACCTGTTAATCTTCTTTTAAACTCTGAATTTGCAGTGTGAACAAAATTATATAGACATTCGTTTTCTCTGTAATAAATCCATCTTAAATTTTTATAGAAATCTTTTCGAGACTCCGGATAGTGATGTGTCTTACCTGATCTAAATTCTTCATCAAAAACTAATACCTGCAATTGATTTTCAAATGCTGTTTTTAAAATGTTCCATCCATGACACTTATGTTGATAGTCTTTTAGATCTGTGCCCGGCATTACATATTTGGGAGTGTATTCATCATGAAAATTTTCTAGACTTCTTTTTGGTTCTATTTGTTGATGCGGAGAATTCCACGTGTGTTTGCCAATTAAAGGTCTACCTAACTTTTCATAGATTTTGAGATTTATAATATAACATTGTTGATGTAATTCGTAATAGGCATCTTTACGATCTAACACATGGCCGCAAATGAAAAAATCTGTGTTTACTAATTCTTTGGTTTTTTTAAAGAATATGTTTCCATTAATAAATTCAGTGCCAGTGCTAAACATCACAGCACATTCATATCCATCTTCTGCTGCGGAACCTAATAATTGATCTTCGTCTTGACCTTGATACACATTGAATCTTTTGCTGATTAAACTAGATATCACATAATCGGATTGATTTTTAATTATTTCTTTAGTAAAATTATCCTGACAGAGATGCAGTGTATCTAAAAAACAAAATACTATTTTTCTTTTTTTATACTGGCCGAATTTAATTACATTCATTTTACAAATTGTTTTCTAAAACTATCCGATATTAACTTTACAAATTTGTCAGTTTTATTTTGAAGTTTTCCGTGTGCAATAATATGATATCTAATCTCGTCGGAGAAATTTATTACACTATGATAATTTCTAATATTAATTAAAAAAGCCTTGCCCTCTTTAAAAGGAACAACTCCGTGACCCTTTAAACTCATGTAGCATTCTTTAGGATGTATTACTGCTACATTTATAGGCACACCAAATTTTAATGCATCAAAGTTTTCCTCTCCAGGTAATTTGCCAGGCATATCGCTATGAGGATTTATGCAACCTCCGGGTTTCACAGCCATGATCCTTATACGTCTGTAACTGTCATAAGGAAACTCTGACCAAAACTTTTTTATATTTGGACATTGATCTGCAAGTTCAGTCCAATGGTAGGGAACATCATCTTCGTTCTTATATCCGTATCTAGTCCATGCTCCTGTGGATTGAATATCTATTCCGTGTATACAGGCACTTTCCCATCCAGAACTTTCACTGTCTCTGTGCGGCACTAAAAAATCCTTACAACTGAGTATTTCTTCCTGCCATTTATTAACATCGAATTGTACATCTAGTTCTAACCAAGAAAAATCACTACGATTCAAAAGCCAATCACATAACTGATAATCATTTAGATTCTCGTCAGGAGGAGCCGGCAATTTATACGGTATGTGTTTGTTTTCATTATAGAAATCTAAAGAAGTGGATATCATATTTTATTAAAATTTATGTCTGTAAAGTTTTGTTGTTTAGACTTTAGATTAAAATAAATTGAAAAATTATGTTCAGTTATGCTCTTACAGTTTAGCAATAGATTAGTATATTCTTCTATGCTTAGGTTATTAATTTTTTCAAGTTGATCTATGATCATTTCTGCTCTAGATTTAGGATCTGTTTCGTTATCGTATGATTCATCTATCCAAGTATCAAAGGTTTTGAAACCTAGTTTTTTTAGAGAATGCAAATAACCCGGATCTGAGTAAACTAAGAAAGGTTTCGATGCTATAATAGCCTTCCATGTCTTCTCCCCCATCTCAAATGATCGAACAGTATATGCAGATTCGTTTAAATCAAAAAAACCATTTTCTATCACAAGATGAAAATCTGAATGAAATATTTCTTGGGGAGTTTCAACATCGGTCTTGAATCTTTCTTTTTCTATATAATGTGGACATTGATCAATAAAGTTGTTCATGTCTGCTGTTAATAACATTCCGCAGATATTCGTAAGGTCTTTTTTAATTTTATCGTGTTTGGCAATAATACTCCAGTCGCCTTCGGCTAGAGTAATACTGATATCTTTGTTTTCAGATATAACTTTGTCTAATGCAACAGTCATATTATTTTCACAGCCCATAAAGGAAAAATGAAAATTATCTATGAGATGTCGTTCTTTTAATCTGCAAATTATATAAGATCTCCAGGGCCTGTGTAATCTACAAGTGGTGCTGAATTTTTTCTTTTCAATATCATTTGCAGGCTGGGAGATCAACGTAGTTTTAATATCGTAATTCCATTCATAAGTTCTTACACTACGAATTTCTTTTAGTCTTTCATTGACAAAATTTGTTTGTAAAATATTACTAACAATCAAAATAATTTGATCATCATTAAGTTCCCATTGCTGTGCAGTTTCTAATATATCCAATAAAATATTTTCAACTATTGGTTCTCCGTTAAAATCGTAAACAATTTTGATATTAGGATTTTGCCTTAAAAAATTAATATGCGTATCGGTTAAAAAATTATCAAACCGAAAATCATATAATTGATCGATCCAATTGTAGTAGAAACAGTAGTCTTCTTTCAACTCAGCCGACCATTGTTCTAACGGAGATGTTTGATTGAAATGTTCAATCGTTGGAGAAAGTTTTTTTTGGAACAGCATCATAAGTATCATATTTATAGGCTATAATGTACCACTATAAATACTTTATGATAACCACAGTTGGTATTATAAATTGGGATGACATTATTCAGAGCCTAGACTCAAAGACAGGTTCAATACGTCATGTAGACCAAACTATTGATACAGAAAAAACAGAGTTACGAACTTATCAAGAGATTATCGATAAAGGACTATTACCATTTGAATTTAGTAGAACACCGTTCGCTGAAATGGTAAAGAACTATTTTGATCAGGGACTTGATTTTACAAAAATAACCTTTCAAAATTTTTATCCAAATCTTGAACAATATAATTCTGAGAATCATTTTTCAAAATCCATAGTAGATAAGTTTGAAAGTCTTGTTGGACACTCAGTTCAGGAATGTTGGATTAGCAGAGTTGATGCATACTCAACTATACCTTTTCACAAAGACGAATTTGATCAAGAAAAAACTTGGATTGAATTAGAAAAGAAAAATCTAGTCAGATACATGGTATTCATAGATGATCCTGTACAAGATCAGATTTTTATAGTTGGTGATAACAAATATGAAAATGTATCTAAGCACACAGTAGTAAAGTGGCCTACTACTAAAGAACTACATTCGTTGATCAATAATAGCAACAGGCCAAATTACATTTTTCATTTCTTAGGATACACTCTTACAGAACCGTCATCTAGATAAGTTCTGGCTATAAAACTGTTTTCTAAATCAGATATTATGCAAACAGGATTGGGCACTGCCCAGTGAGAAGTTGGATTATCTTCACTGGGAGATATAACTAGCAGATCTTCATTGTGTCCTATAAAATATTTGGCTAATATTATTGAATAATCAAATTTCAAATTTATAGTTAAAGGAACATCAATATATCCTACCTGATCACAGTCTAAATTATATTCTACTGTCGCTTCGTTGATCAACAATTTTTTCTGATTAGTAAGTACGCAATACTTTCCAATTAAACTGCCTTTAGATAATAGATCTTTGTAAATGTCTTTGATAAATTTCTCGTCATTTAAATTTATTACATTTTGCTCTTTTATTTGATATTCATAAATTAATTTTAAAAAATTAAAATTGTTTAAATTAATTCCTAGATTTATTTTACTTGGGTCTGCATGAAGGCTTATAAACTGTTGATAGATATTTTCATCAATAGGACAGCAATAGTATTCGCAATAGAAGTCTCCAGGAACTAAAACTTGATCTTTATCTATAATAAATCTTAGACCCTCATTCCATAAATTGTGTCCAACGATTTCCTGTATTATCACACAATTTTGATCTTTGAAATATGTTGAACAATATCGTTCATTTCTTAGGTCAATTAGATTTTTAAGTTTTAACTTTTCAATAATATCTAAACCTAGATGATATCGCTCGGCGTTTGTTTCAAAAGCAATTATCTTTTCAGCACCCTGTTCTAAAGCCATTAGAGATAATAAACCAGTTCCAAATCCAACATCGATACATGTTTTATTCTTTACTGATTTGGATAGTATACGTTGATAGAATTGATTTCTAGCATGATCAGAAATCATTGGTAAATTGATACCGTTATCGTTGTACCAACATAATGTAGAGGGTTGAAATTGAGTAGACATTATTTTTAGTAGAATATTTATTACGTTAAATATCTACAAATGAATATCTCTAATTGGAATCACTACCATAAATTCAGTGAAACGGGTAAACTAGGTATGGCACAAACTACCTATGAACCTTTGATAAATCCCGAAGGCACTGTATTCTGTGCAAATTATAATTTGCATACTTCGTATCACCAATCCATGGGCGAACGACCTCTCTATGATCAAGAAGTTATAAATTGGTTTTTTAATAACGATATAAAAAACTTAGAGCATTTTGCTGGCAAAGATTATGCTCCTGAAGTTTTAGAAATTGATTATGTCAACAAAAGAATCTTTATAAAATGGTATGGAAACAGTTGTAATCATATTGTCTATACTGACAGTAACTGGCCGCTAGATTGGCTCGAACAATTAAAAGATGTGATGCTAGATCAGATCAATGAAGGCTATTATAAATTAACTATGTACAGTCATTGTCATTATGTCACTGATCAGGGTCAGTTAAAAGCCATAGATTGGTATGGTTGTGTTCCTATAGAACATCCTCTTATCCATAGAAAATATATGGACGCTATTATACACGAATCAGCAAAATTTAGATTAGACGAAACTGGGCCGTTAGTCGGAGACTATTACAATCTAGAAATCATGTTTAAAAGAGGATTACAAGAGCATGTATCGTGGGGCGATAAAAATTTAAAATTTATACACGATTTAATTTTTAACAAATGAAAGTTTATGTCATAGGTAAATCCAGAGGTCTTGGAAAACATATCGCCGATTACTTTATCAAAGACGGATACGATGTTTCTGGGTTTGATAGAACCAACGGTTACGACATAGAAAAAGATCATGCAAAAATAATTTCACAGATAGAAGAAAACAGTCTAGTGATTTTAAATGCCTATGCCAACGGTGTCCAAAAAAAGATTTTAGAAAATTTAATCAATACTAATAATAAAATAGTAGTGATGGGAACTGTGGCTGCAAGATATCCAGATTCTACTATGGTAGAATACAGTCAGAACAAAAAAGAATTAGATGACTATTTTATGAAACAGGCATTAGAGAAAAAAGTCAGCGATTTGCTGATCATAAATCTCACAGGTAAAGTATATAAAGACAGCAGGCTGATCTACGATTCTATTAAATTTTGGTTACTAAATACTGACATTATAGCATTTTCATACAGGACTAAATGATGGAAACTGGAACAGTTAAATGGTTTAACAACTCGAAATCTTATGGCCTCATCTCTTCCGATAATGGTACGGAAATTCCGGTGTTCAATTACAGACAAGGTTGTTTGTTAGAAGGTCAACGTGTAGAATTTGAAGTCATTGACAATTCGATCTTTGATCTTAATGTAATTAATTTTAGTTATGATCAAATTAAAGAACAGTCGCCTAAGTTTAAAGAAGTTATTCTTCATGATTATCCAAGAGTAAGTATCTATGATAATGTTCTATCCGATGAATATTGTGATGATCTAATCAAGCGTAGTCTTAGCCTAGATTATCCTGGAAAGTATATTACCATGGGAGACCATAGGTCAGATTGTTCTAGAGATACATATGGTCAGGCCAACGATCGCAATATCCACAGAAGGATACTTAACGATTTTACCTATCAAGATTATGATACTATTTCAACTGCCGCATCCGATGCGTTAGGTAGACCTTACTATCTCATAGAGTCGGCAGACATATTGTACTATCAAAAAGGTCATTACATGACTCCACATCATGATTGGCCATACGATCCAAGAAAATTAGATTATTATCAAAAAGCAGGAACTAGAGATGCAGTAGCACTGGTTTATCTTAATGATGATTTTGTTGGCGGTGAAACATACTTTCCGCACATCGATGTTTCTATCAAACCTAAAAAAGGTAGAATGTCTGTTTGGAACCACACTGAAGATTTAGATTTAGACTGGTCACTGATACACGAAAGCAAGGAAATAACCGAAGGCGAAAAATTTGCTATCATTTTCTGTCTAAGTAATTTAAAAAGAGATGATAGCAGAGGATATTGATATGGATAACAAAGACGAGTTCTTCTTAAAAAAGTTCATGGAGTTACAGCAGGCCAATGCTGCTATGTATAAGATTCTAAAGGATCTTTATGAGATTGAAGAAGTCAAACAAATTGTGGATACAAAAATGCCTAGCGGATTTTTAGATTTTGTAAAAAAGAATTTAGTTTGATGAAAATAGTTATAACAGGTCATACTAAAGGTCTAGGCAAAAAACTTTATGATCATTTTGTCAAGGATCCTAACAATACAGTAATAGGATTTAGTAGAAGCCAAGGAACGGATATTAAGACATCCATTGACTCTGTGATTGCCGCAGCAGAAAATTGTGATCTGTTTATTAGTAATGCTTATGCAGATCGTAGACAAATAGAATTAGTTAAGCATCTAAATAATCAAGTAAAGATGTTAGTGGTATCAGGATCACAAGGCGGATTCTTTAATGATCTAATACCTACAGATTATGGAAAAAATAAAAAAGATCTAGCAGAAGTTTGTCATTTAATTTCTCTAGACAAAAATAGCAAAACAAAAATACTGCATCTCGATCTTTCCTGCCTAGAAGGCAACATTGTAGACATAGACGATCCTAATAATCTTAAATGTGACTATACTATATCTTTTGACGAAGTAGTTGACACTGTGGATTTTTGGATACGGAATCCCAGTTTCAATAATGTAAGATTTAATTTTAAGATTACAGATTTACTCTATGATCAAATATCAACTAAGATGAAAACTAAACCGCAGTTGGATCAATTAGTTGACAGAATTAAACAGGCCGTTGATAAATCAGTTTAGCCTTTTCCATAGTGCTGTCTAAGAAGTTTGTTTTAAACGTTTCAAAGGTCAGCATCTGTATTTTCCAAAAAGCAGTTGGCTCATCGGGATTAATTTTCAAAGAGTCAAATATAGGTTGTAGAGTTTTTTGACGATCTTTACTGATATGACTCATTAGACTACTCATAGATATTTCTTCATCTTCGTCAGTATAACAGAAAAAATAATTTATACCTTTCATTTTTCCGTCAATGATAAAATAACTGCTAGGATGCATGGACATTTTATAAATGCCTAGCGATTGATAACTTTGAATAATGTCTAGCATCTGTTCTTCCCAATTAGGAAGAACGCTAGTATAGTCTTTACCTTGGCAACCTGCTAATTCCCACATATCAGGCCCGTCGATTTTTAGAAAGATTTTTCTGTTAATATAATCTATGTCTAGAATTTCAGGAACATGTTCTGGATAGTGTTCACTTATAAGTTTAATAAATGTCACTTCACGTAGCCATTTTGATTCCATTAGACTAGGATCTACTACTTGATTTTTTCCGCCATGATATCCTTGATCATTGTAATACCATTGACAAAATGTTTTTTTATCGTGGCTGATTAGGCTAGTATAAATCAAATTGTTTCTGCAGAGTCCCTTGTCCGGAACATTATTATAGTAGTATTCAAACTCAGTGTTCATGGAGATATTTAACTATAAATATTTTCATGATCAAAGGAATTGGCGGTCAGCCCTATATCAATCTCGATCCTTACTTAGACATAGAAGGATTCAAAAATCTACACCCTGAAATATCCAAAGGTATGGCTTTGGCTAGAGAGTATGCCAAAGAAGGAACTTGGATGGCTCCTGGATTTAGATGGGCAGATGCTAGTTACATTATTGATTGGAAACCTATACATAAGGCATTTGACGAATATCAGGCACTCCCAGATAATGATCCTATTAAGGTTGCAGGTAAAGAAATATTTCCTAATAACTTCAAAGACTATAAACAGAGAAATATTTTTACTAGATATCTCAAAGCAACTATGGGAGCAAATGATCCTTACATATATTATTTTCTTTGGGAAGAAGGAAATTGGGATACTAGAAATTCTGAAAAAAATCAAACCGAAGAATCTAAATATTTTCCCGGGTTAGTTGCATGGATTAAGAATCTTATAGACACAGATGTTATTTCACAGATAGGAAGGGTGATTATATTTTTGTGTGATCACAATGGAGTTGCTTTTGAACATCGTGACCTAGATGCTAAGAACGGAATATTCAATAACGATCAATATACTCCTCACAAAAATGAATTCATTCACATGCGCTCTAGGACTAAGCGTGGATTTTATGTTAGAGATTCAGAGTCGGAAAATAAATGTTATATGAATGGCCATGCTAGTTTTTGGAATGACCAAGACTGGCACGGTGGAGAATTTTCTAGAGAACAAGAATACGGAGTTAGGATAGACTGTGTGTTCACTGAAAACTTTAGAAAGAAACTAGGTATAGATCAAGTAGACAGTTATTAAAATGAATCTAATAGGAAATTACAAAGATTGGGTAGATCCGCGTTGGGTTGAATTGGTTAATCAACGGCCTGGAAAACCAAGACCTGATCTTGGAGATCTTTTAAATTACTTTGAAAGAGAGCAATATCAACTAGCCCAAGAAGCAGGTTACGATTTTTCAAAGCCGCTGTGGACGATCTACGAAAAAGATGATCTAGAAATAGATATTCAACCTAGTTGGAGTCAAGGTAAGGCCAGTTGGTGGATTACAAAATTAATGCCTGGACAATACATGCCCATGCACTCTGATCCGTTCACTCATACTTCTGATGTTAAAAGATACTGGATGCCACTCATGGACTATGAGCCCGGACATGTGTTTATCTATAAAGGGGAGATGATTAAGGACTACAAACTAGGGGACTTATATCAATTTGACTATGCTACCGATTTACACGGTGCTGCCAATATAAGTTATTCCCCTAGAATTATGTTACAGATTTCTGAGTGCTTATAGGTTCGCCCAGTTAAAACCGTCGTATACTTGTGCTACATTAGTAGCCATAGGGCTAGTTCCCGATTGCATGAATATCATCATACCTGCTGCTGGTGTTGGAATGGCTGTGCTTCTAGCAGTGTCATTAGCATATACCGGTAATTGGAATGCAGTTCTCGCTTCAACAGTTGGGGCAGATAATAATCCGTCCCCGTTGAAAGTCATTGAAAATGCAGTATCGAATACATCTCTAGTACCGTCTGTGGCATAAAATTGTAATTCACCACTGACATAGTTTGCCATTGATACTAAAGGATCACTACCAACTGTTGCAACTATAGCAGATGATAATGCATAGTCGGAGATATCAGTTTTCCAAACTTTACCTGTTAACAGATATACAGGATCTCCTGCTGAAGAATTAGTAGGAGATGCTAGACTGCCTCTTGAAACACGGAACTCAGCACCCGATGCAGTATCGCCGGCACTAGTTAAGGCATTCATAAGAATAGAAACTCCAGTATCGCTGTTTCTATTAATAGTAACACGTGGTGTGGTAATATCGGAAATAGCAGAACCGTTCAATAATCCTGCTACAGAATTGACTAGTACAGTAGAATCATCTGCGAATATTGAACCTTTAACATCGCCTGTATGATATCCTGTGGTATTACCGGTTACATCGCCTGTAACATTACCAACTAGGTTTCCTGCAAAATTTGGAGAAGTTAATGTGTTAGTATCTGTTCTATATGACAGATCTACATCCCCACGAAGAATCTGGCCGGTTGTTCTATCTTGTACAAATGTTGGATAGTAAACAGTTGCCAATCCGTTAGTATTTGTAATATCAATGGTTGCAGAAACAGTTGCTGAATCTGCATTACCTGTTAAATTACCAGTAACATTACCTGTTAAATTGCCAGTAACATTACCAGTTAGATCTCCAAATAGTTTTCCAGATACGCCATCTACTAATACTGTTGAGTCATCTGCAAATACAGAACCCTTAACATCGCCTGTATGATATCCTGTGGTATTACCAGTAACATTGCCGATAAGACTAGAACCAGCAGTGCCTGTTACAACACCGTTAATATTGCCGGTTACGTTTCCTGTTACATCTGCATAAAGGGTAGCGTTGGCTACATCTAATATTATTGTAGATCCGTCTTTTACAGCAGAAACATCGATGGCGTCTGCAACTATTGTTTCGTGTGTAAGAATATCAACAGTGGCACTTAGAACCTTTGTTGTGCTGTTATAAGCAAAAGAAATATTTTTATGTGTTCCTGCTAACAAGGAAGATGCTGCTGCATCTTTGGCTTCATTCAAAGACACGCCAGCAATGGCTATACCACCAGCAGTGGAACCGTCACCAACAGTGACTCTTTTTAATTGGGTGTCATAGACTATTTCGCCTACTAAGGGCGTAATACTGTTAACTTCAGCGGTGTTGCCTCTGCGAAGCTGTAATGGCATAACGTAACTCCTGGAATCATTCCTAACTCATATATTTAGTCCAGCCAAAAAAATAGGGCTCCGAAGAGCCCTATAAACTACGTAGATAATGTCACATTGTAGGACCGTTTCCGTTCTTAAACCCAACACTTCCGCCCTCTGCTTCGATACGCTTGATAACGTCTTCAAACAAGATAGGTGCAAAGTCTGGTGTTTGCTCCACACATACGCAATGATATCTAGTATCAATCTCATCGCTGTACAAGATCTCTCCAGTACGTGCATCAACACCACGGGCTTTCTTTACACGATTTGCGTGTAAATGTCCGTGAATGTTAACACCAAAACGACCCAAACTTTCCGAGTGTACAGGAATATGGCTTAAGATCATTCCGTTCATAACATGGTATGCTCGTAATTCTCTAAAGTACTGTCTGTACTCGTCGTCACGGAAGATATCATGGTTACCACGGATCAATACCTTATCCCCGTTTAAACGGCCCAATGTTGCCATGGCCTTACGGTTAATAACAACATCACCTAAATGGTAAACTTTATCCGAGGGCTTGACACGTTCGTTCCAAGCCTTGATCATTGCTTCATCCATTTCGGCAGGGTCGTCCCACGGACGCAACTTTGTAACACCATCATTTCGAGTGAAACGGCACACGCCAGCGTGGCCGAAGTGCGTGTCACTGACTAAAAATACGCTTGGCATAGTGCTCTCCTTTCTTTACCAATTTTCTACACCAGTTACTTCAACGGATACTTTAGCAGGATAATCTGCTATTTCTGTTTCATAAGTTAATGTAAGAATGCTACCAATACCAGAGTTAGTTGTTTGCTCTAGTACAAAATATTCTACACCTGTAGTTTCACAGATCTTTTTAATTTTATCTAATTCAAAAACATTCAAATGTATCATATATCACCTTCTCTTTCTCTGTGTGCTCTACGCTCTGCAGCCAGTGTAAAAATCTTTTCGTTGTCGTTAGTCCAATCTTCTGTCAAAGGTTTCCCATTAATAGAATGTGGTTCCTGCTCGTCGTAGGTCCAACCCAAGGCTCGCATCATACGGTGCTTGACCAGTAGATTAGGACTACGGAATGCTTCAGTATCACGGAAGCCTAGCATAACACCAATTTCGCAGACTGCCCCGCTGCGACACACACCTGCATGACAATGAACAACAACATTCATGCGATTTTCAAATGCACGTTGTAACAGACGTACAAGTTCGTTAGCCTGTTCTTGACTACAACGCATTGCCTCGTCCAAAACATGATCCTTTTCTTCAACGTCCAAAAACTGAAACTGATGAACTTCTTTGAATTGATATTTTGGAGTAGGAAAATCTCCTGGCGGATCGCAAATTTGGATCAGCATAGAGTTGATGCCCGCATCGATATGAAACCCTTTACGGATGTCGCTAAGTGCTACGTTTTGAATCCACGGTGCCATATCTCACTCCTTAAAGTTATATTATAGCACCAAACTGCTCTGATGTCAATCGAAGTATTCTATGTCTGCGGCTAATATAAATCTATATTGATTACTTTGTACAATACCGGGTCGATGCCATTTATCCGAGGGATAAAGCAACCATGAATGATTGCTAGGTTTTACAAAAAATCTATCTTCGTGATCTAACCCATTTGGAGCCATTTCTGTTCCGCAGTAATCTCGATCTTTAACATCATCAGGAATATGTAGATACCAAATTCCACTGAACATTTTGGCTTCTGGTTTAGTAGGATGCCAATGATGGTGCCATAGTGTTTCTCGATTTTCTGCACCCTCGAGATTAGTCATAAACGACCAGGCCATCATGTTACCTACTTTAACTTCTCGACCCAGATACATGAATACAGAAAATAAAAAACTCATCCTGTATTTTAACCAAACTGGTTCAGGACGAGCAAATATATTTTCTTTAGTTTGATACTTAGGTGAATTGGTAAAATAATTACCATCTGCTATTATGCTCTTTACTATTCTGCAGGCTTCTTGATTATCTTCTTCAGAAATCACAGAACTAAAATCAAATTTACGAAAGGTTTTATTTTGATCGATAACTAGCATAATTATTTGGAGCGGGATAAGAGAATCGAACTCTTGACCGAAGATTGGAAATCTGCTGTTTTACCATTAAACTAATCCCGCATAAAACTATTTACTCATGGCCTCGCTATCAGGAATCGAACCTGAATTTGTTCTTTAGGAGAGAACTGTTCTATCCATTGAACTACAGCGAGTTAGAATATTGATAGTAATACTGAAGTCTTGGTTTGGGACGATACCCAAGGCCACCCAGGCATTACAGCACCTGCTTCTATAGTCCAGCCTAACATGGAATCCGTTACTGCTCAATCTCTTTACCCTGTAAAAGGCCGTTGATCGTATTGCAGCCAACAATGCACCTACGATGCACCAACTCTGCAGTTCCACCCGCTCGGTATTGTCTTTCGATCGTTGATCGGATCTTGTACTACTATCAATAACTTGGTTGCAGAGGACGGAGTCGAACCGCCGACCTACAGGTTATGAGCCTGCCGAGATACCACCTTCTCCACTCTGCGATAAATTCTATATTGAAGTACACTGACCACTTATGTGTTTGCTACCAGAATACTCGGTTCGTTCAATGTACTTTAATATAGTGTCTAGCCACGGTCCCCTGTTCCGCCCTAGACTGAGTTGTCTACCCTGTCGATCAGAATTTACGTTTACAGAGTCAGTTCTGCTTCTGCCTCCACGATTTCTCAAGTCGCCCCTAAAGAGGGCCTTGGGGCAGCGATCGTGTGCGCCCTGGCGTTTTGGTGAAGCCAATCACCCCCTTTAATAACGAGGAAGGGACCCCGGGGTCTGTTACAGCAGTCCTTCTGCTTGTAGTGTCTTAACTACATCATCGCTGAGAGGAATCTCAGTTTTGATATTCAACTCAAGAATTTCGTCGTTGAGTTTTTGTTTTTGCTTTTTCAGATTAAGAATTTCTGCCTTAGCCTGAGCAATCTGTTCTTTACCAAGAACGGATGTTGTTACCGTGTCTCCGTAACCATATAGGCTACGACGGTTTTCACCTTTGTCATTTTTGATCTTTTCGATCTTACCTTTAATAACTTCCAAAGAAGTCATTTCTGTAGCCTTGGCTAATTCTTCTAGTTGACCAATACGCTTGTCAATGAATGCTGCCTTGGCCAGTGCAGTATCAATACCGCTAGAGGCATTGGCTGTACCTACAAGGGCTCGGATATTATATAGAGCCATGGTAAGAGCCTGCCTACGACCATCATTGTTTACAAGGTCATTATTAGCCTTGCTGATAATTTCCTCGATGTTTTGAAACTCGTTGAGTTCTATGTTCAACTCAACTTTGATGTTTTTAACTGCATCATTGATGCTGTTTTGAACAGCGTTTGCCTTGCGTAATGTAATATTCATTTGTGTCTCTCTTTATAAAAACGGTTTGGTAAAAGGTCAAGTAATAGACCGGACAATATACAATGAAGAGTTGTAGTCTTCGTTGACAATGTGCAAAATACAATACACAGAGGTCTATATATTTCCGATTAACAAATGACAGTCTTTGGGGTCGGATCACATAAACACGTTCCAATGTTCAGTTGGATTGTAGTTTGGAGTAGGCTTGGAGCCTAAACCTGTGTCTATCCTCATCTACCTTCTACCTCGCCGGTTGTGTATTGCTACACAACAAAACTTATTATACACTCTTTTTTGTCTTTGTCAAGACATTTTGGTTATCTTGGTGCCGCTTGATGGAATCGAACCAACGATTGATGCTTACAAGGCAACTGTTATACCATTTAACTAAAGCGGCAAATCTGGTGGAGGATAACAGAATCGAACTGTTAATCACGGCTTGCAAAGCCGTTGTTATCCCATTTAACTAATCCCCCAATAAATTACTTATTCTGTGGTTGTTTCTCTACGATTTTTTTCTCTTCTAGGCTGTACCAAGGCTGCTAGTTCTGCCTGAATACTGCCTGCTTTGAAAGATGCCCTTTTATGAGGATCAACAATAGTGGCTAAAAATCTTTTGGACTGCTTGGTCATTTTATAGTTTGGACCTGGTTTCATTTTTTTTCCTTTTATAAAAATGGTGGAGAGTGTGGGAGTCGAACCCACTGACCATATTACTACGATCTACGGATTAGCAATCCGCTGCATTACCATCCTGCCCACTCTCCGTTAACTTGGAATCATATGAGGAACATATGGAACAGCCCTAGGGCCGTGCCGTTGCTGTAATAGCATTCTTGCTTCTTCAGCAGAATTGGCACCTACACGGTCTTTAAATTCTTTACCGTCTTTGGTTCTTATTGTTGCTTCATATAATTTCATAATGTTATTATACAATCTTTTCTAAAGTATGTCAATGGTGCCTCCGGCGGGAGTCGAACCCACATTGGCCAATTATCTGTTGCACACGGGATATAAATCCGCTGTTTTACCATTAAACTACAGAGGCATATTTGGTGCATCGTAATGGAGTCGAACCACTGACATTCGCCTTGTAAGGGCGACGTTCTACCGCTGAACTAACGATGCATAATTTGGTGCGAGTGGCGAGAGTCGAACCCGCATAGCCGAGGCTGGCAGATTTTAAGTCTGCTGTGTATACCATTCCACCACACTCGCATATTTGGTGCCCCAAGAGAGACTCGAACTCTCACGCACTAGGCACTGGCTTCTAAGACCAGCGTGTCTACCATTCCACCATCGGGGCAAATGTATTTCTAATGAACAATCTATATTATATGATCTATTTGTCTACTTGTCAACTATTTTTGGCGCCTCTGGAGAGATTCGAACTCCCATAACCTGGCTTAGAAGGCCTGGCACCGCTCCGTCGGCAGAGGCATTTCTTTTCTAAGATCCACACTGGGGAATTCGCAATCCCAATGCGGCACTGTTTTTATCTGTCTCAAATATTCTTGGACATTTAATTCCCAGATATTTTGATAATGACCTCTGTAAAATACTTCGGTAATTCTTGTAAAGATTCCTCTTTCTGCTAATCTTGGAAACCAAACTTTATCTACTACTTGTGCAGAACCAACATCTCTTGAATTACTGCTGCCGTAGAATTTTTTATCTATGCCTGCCCATTCTATAGAAACAGGAGTGAATAATTGTAATCCTACATTTTGTAGATTAGTATAATGACTTTTTACATAACCTGTTGGCTTCATGCTAAGTTCTGTATGAAAGCAGGACCTAGCATAAATTCTGTAACTATTAGGACCCATAACATCATCGAAACTGTGTATACAAACACCTCCGATGAATCTGTTGTTATACTCTACTAGCCAACCGTTCCAGTGTGGTTCGTTGCGAAAGCAATCAAACATGGCCTGTTGACTAGCATTGTTTTCTAGACCTCGACGTTGATTCTCTTTATAGAATTCCGTAAGGTCTAGTTTGGGTGAATATTCAACAACTTTATATGACATCAATCAGTCTTAATTAGCATACCTTCCATGGCCTTGTCTAGAATATTCAATCTTTCTTTCTTAAGGTCATTGAACTCTTCTTGATAGAAAGGCTCGTAAAATTCGCCAGTGAGATTATCAAAATCATATTGAATGCGCAGTCCTAGTCTTTCAGGAGCGATACCAATACTTTCATGAATGGATCTGTTATGCAAGGTAATACTATTATCGAACAAACAGATGTCTCGGCCGCCGTACCAATGATCGTAACAGTATTCTGGTACTATCATTTCTCTGCGAATTTTATCAAAGATTTTTTTACTATCTTCTACACTCATGCCTTCAATTTTATCAAAGGTATTAATACCTAAGTGTACACCTTTGATACCGCCCGGGCTTTGTATAATCAACGGCACCTTCATATCGTTTTCAGGAGCCATATTGTTTTTATAAAACTTTTCTTGATCTTCAATAACGATCGGGCTCATAGCCATTGGACGATAGTTATGAATAATGATCATTTCATCTAGTTCACTGCGAAAACTTTCTGATTGCTTTTCGTACCAATCTGGACTTGTGCAAAAACCTGTGGCAGTTTGATCTACGTTTTCATAACCTAGTAATGCTACCCCGGGAGTAAACGCTACATCACCGCATTCGTTGCTGTGCCATAGTAGTTCGCCGTCTCCAAAAATACCCATACTTTGTCCTCGAGTATTCTTTTTAGGTGTTACACAAACCATGCCTGGACAACGTTTGTCAAATTGCCATCTGCGACCATTATCAAAAACTAGTTGATCTTCATCGTCTAGTTCTTTGTTCATTACTAATTCTTTTAACGGCTTTCCATATTTCTTATAAAAAGCAATAGGACGATTCCAGCGACTAGGACCCCATTTCATTATTAATCTATAATAATTGTATGGAGTAACATCTGTGTTTCTAATTATTGTTACTAGAGATTCTAAATGTATCTTACCAATCTCTGCCCATTCTTCATCCGAAATGTTGTTTAGATCGACATCGTCAATATATACACCAAAACGCCCTAGGCCTGGTATTTTGCTTATCTTCATGTGCGTTTCCTTAAAGTAACATATTTATAGAGTTTTATTTTTGCTATCAGTTACTTTGATTTTTTCTAAAACATCTTTACGCATTTTAAAATGTCGATGCTCGTTAGGTCTATGTACAATAATGTATTCAACACCGTCGATGTTCTCAGTCAGCCGGATATCGTCACAGACAAAACGCTCGTTATTGAGTTTATTTTTAAACAATGTTGATTTCATAACATTCTCCTAAAATGGCCGGTCCTGCAGGATTCGAACCCACGACTTCCTGTTTCGAAGACAGGCACTCTATCCAACTGAGTTAAGGACCGATATATGGTGCCAACTCTTGGGATCGAACCAAGTTCCACCGCTCTTCAGGCGGCCGCAATGACCACATTTGCTAAGTTGGCATGTTTGGGGTGAAAGCGGGAATCGAACCCTGTCTAACTGTTTCACAGACAGTTGTGCAACCACTACACTACTAACACCATTGTTGGCACCCGGGATAGGAATCGAACCTATAATAGCAGAGTCAAAGTCTGTTGTGTTACCACTACACTACCCGGGATCATTATGGTGGTAATGGAAAGAGTTGAACTTTCACTGGGCACCGTATGAAGGTGTTGCACTACCATTATGCTACATTACCATATAGAAACACACTTATGCCGTTTTCCTAGAAGGTGGCCTTTCCTCGTACTCCAACTACGTTTAGAGTTAAGTGTGTTTTTATATGGTAGGGGCACAGAGAATCGAACTCTGATTAATAGGTTAAAAGCCTACTACTTTGCCGTTAAGTTATACCCCCGACATCTTATCACTCTTGTCACTGTTCATGACAGATCTCCTTTTTAAAAATTGGTGCCGGCTGTAGGAATCGAACCTACGTCCTCTTTCGAGCCGCCTTATCAAGACGGTGCCTAAACCTCTCGGCCAAACCGGCGTTATATCATTTGATCTATACTGTTACCTTTTGAACTAGAAGTTTTTAATTGTCCGGCTGAACCGTACAAAGTAACTTCGTATGTTCGACGCTCAACTGTAACAACATCGTTACCTTTAGGATAATCATAGGTAGTTTTCTTTTCTACTACCTGCATATTATCTCTCCAACCGTAATTAGTTACGATAGAAATTTCCATGATCACTCCTTATATGGTGGAAGCGGTGAGATTCGAACTCACGGACCCTTTCGGATCGTCTGTTTTCAAGACAGGTGCATTAAACCGGACTCTGCCACACTTCCATGAAATTTGGTACCCCTCCCCGGACTCGAACCGGGACGATTTTCCTTTTGAGAGAAACGCCTCATACCAATTGGGCTAGAGGGGCATACTGGAGCGGGATACCGGGCTCGAACCGGTCACCTATACCTTGGCAAGGTATCGTTCTACCAAATGAACTAATCCCGCATTGGAGTGCCGGGTCGGATTCGAACCGACGGCTTTAGAGTTTTGCAGACTCTTGCATTGGGCCTCTCTGCCACCGACACATTATAACTTACTAATTTTGAAACCGTATAATTTGCTATTAACGATTTCGGGTAGAAAATTCATGCTCATAGTAATGCGAGGTACATCTACCGAAGGTTGGACATATCCGTGCATCATTTCACTAGGCCATATCAATAAATCACCTTGCTCTACCATAAGAGGTACGTAAGGAGAAGTATAATTTGTTTGAAAATCAGGTTCTATATCTATAGTGGCTCTTCTAAGACTGGCCGATCCTCTTGGATTATAGAAGTTTAGTCCCGAGTGTGAGTTGTTCAACTGTACATAATACGTGGCACTTAAGAAACTGTTGTTATGTACATGAGGATCTTGTGTACCACCTTTGTTACTGTTAATCCAAGTATTAAGATCTATGAATTTTCGATCTTTAATACCTAGAAAATTTCCTGCGTAATCAGACACACAATCTAATACCCAATCCATGAGATTTTCTAATCCTTGATGTTGTCTAGGATCAAAATCACCGTCATTGAAAAAGTGTATTAGATCTTCACCGTCTGTGTAAATCTTATCTTTGGGATAAGATTCAAATATTTTGATGAAACTTTGTTTGATTTGTTCATGATCTGATCTTCTGTATTTGCCTACAGGAATAGGAAACAGATCAACATGTCCTACAAAACTATTATTCATCATGTACTTATTAAAGTATTTGGTACACCGTAGGGGAATCGAACCCCTCTTACTTGCGTGAAAGGCGAGTGTCCTAACCGATAGACGAACGGTGCATACAACTTGGCGACCCAGGATGGATTTGAACCACCGACATTTGGTTTTGGAGACCAACGTTCTGCCGGACTGAACTACTGAGCCATAAAACTGGTCGGAGTAGTAGGATTCGAACCTACGACCCTCTGCTCCCAAAGCAGATGCGCTAGCCAGGCTGCGCTATACTCCGATAAAACTGGCTCCAGAGGCAGGGATCGAACCTACGACCAATTGATTAACAGTCAACTGCACTACCGCTGTGCTACTCTGGAACAAAACTTCACTTACTTATTAATGGTATAAACTCTGAAAGATATTTTAATCGGTGAGTACCTATTTCATTATGTCTTTCAATTTTATTTTCGTTATGCTTTTGCATTTTATACAACTTATTGTATATGGTATATTCTAAATCTTTTTCAAAACTAAATTTTCTAATAGCATTATATACGTCTTGATGGTTGACATCGTCTCCCATCACAATGCCATTGTAATTTATTTGATCCCAAAAATTTTTCAATTCCAATAAAACATATTCATCTGTGTGATCAGCATCAAGAAATAGTAAATCTATTTTT